AAAAAATAAAAGCAAAGTTGAAACCACACTACGTTGATAATAAGAAGTTTCTTCAAGCTATGGTTGAACACCGTCTTAAATGCCAAAAGGCAGAAAACAAGAAAAGAAAAAAACCAGAAGTAACTAATTATATTGGTGAGTGTTTTTTAAAGATCGCTAATCACTTATCTTACAGACCGAATTTTATAAACTATACTTATCGTGATGATATGATATCAGATGGTATAGAAAACTGCTTACAATACATGAGCAACTTTAATCCAGAGAAATCTAATAATCCATTTGCATATTTCACACAAATAATATACTATGCATTTATCAGAAGAATACAGAAAGAAAAGAAACAGCAAGATGTTAAGGCAAAACTAATTGCTAATTCTGGTAGTGAAATGATGTTAGATACTTTAGTTGGTGATGACGCTCAGTATAAAAGTCAGATGTTAGAATTCTTACAAAAGAATGTAAAAGAAAGTGACCCAGCAGAACCTAAAAAAACGAAGAAGAAAAAATAGATAATGAAAATAGCGTTGTTGAATGATACTCACTTCGGTGTGAGAAACGATAGTATGATCTTTGATGACTTCTTACATAAGTTCTATGAAGAAGTATTTTTTCCTTACCTAGAAAAACATAATATCAAAACACTTATTCATTTAGGTGATGTTGTTGATAGAAGAAAATATATTAATTTTAGAGTTGCTGATAATTTTAGAAAGAAGTTTCTAAACAAACTATGGGATATGAAGATAGATACTCATATGTTAATCGGTAATCACGATATCTATTTTAAAAATACAAATAGTGTAAACTCTTTACAACAGTTATGTACTGCACCTGATGGTGTTAATGAACCATGGATATATGAAGAACCTAAAGTAGTTGACTTTGATGGTCTAAAGATATTAATGTTACCGTGGATTAATCCAGAGAATCAAGAACAATCATTTAATATGTTAAACACAGCAAATGCTGATGTGTGTATGGCACATTTAGATTTAAATGGTTTCTATATGCACGAGAATATAACACAAACACATGGTTATGACAAGAGTATCGTAAAGAGATTTGACAAGACATTTACAGGTCACTTTCATTCTAAAAGTGATGACGGTCAGATATTCTATCTAGGTGCTCAATACGAAATGACATGGTCAGATTATGGTCAAACAAAATACTTTCACATATTTGATACAGAAACAAGAGAGATAGAGGCAATACCGAATCCAAATACTATATTTGAAAAGTTAATGTACAATGATAATGAAACAAACTATGATGATTTTAATATAGATCATCTACATAATAAATTTGTAAAACTTATTGTGGTTAACAAAAAAAATAATGAAATGTTTGATAGATTAGTTGATCGCTTATATAATAAGATAACTGTACACGAATTAAAAATATTAGAAGATTACTCCGACCTCAATGCCAATCTAGTGAGTGATGATGTTGTTGAAGGTACGGAAGATACAATGACACTTGTTAATAATTATGTAGATCAACTACCAGTAGATTTAGATAAAGACAAGTTAAAGAATATGATTAAAGAAACATTTTTAGAGGCACAAGATGATATCATTACCAAATAAAAAATACAATATAATATATGCTGATCCACCTTGGCACTTTAAATCAAGAAGTGAAAAAGGAGATGGTAGAAATGCTACTCAGCATTATGATTGTATGTCACTAAAAGATATATGCGATATGCCTGTTGAAGAAATAGCAGATAAAGATTGTGTATTATTAATGTGGGTTACTGATCCATTATTAGAAAAAGCATTTAAAGTTATTGACGCTTGGGGTTTCACTTACAAGACAGTAGGATTTACCTGGGCAAAATCAAACAAAAGTAATATGGGTATGTTTACAGGATTAGGATATTGGACTAGATGTAATCCAGAAATGTGTTTACTTGCAACAAAAGGTAAACCTAAAAGAGTTAGTAAATCTGTAGCACAATTAGTTATAGATCAGCGTAGAGAACATAGTAGAAAACCAGATAGAATCAGAAATGATATAATTGAATTATGTGGTGATCTACCTAGAATAGAATTATTTGCTAGACAAACATTTGATGGTTGGGATGCATGGGGTAATGAAGTATAATGTACGAACTTAAAGATTACCTTAAAGAAATTAACACAGATAAAAACCCTCTGATGGACACAGATGATGAAATGTGGGAAAAGAAATATCCTGCTTTTATCGTAAACAAATGTCTAGCACCATTTCCAGATACTATCCACCTAGTTAACGAAATGAATCTCCACAACCACCTTGATAAAAAACTACAATTTGATTTTTTACTAAATAGTCTAAGAACAAGGAAAAGATTTACTCCTTGGCTGAAGGCGAGTAAATTAAATAATCTAGAGTATGTTAAAGAGTATTATGGTTACAACAACGAAAAAGCAAAGTCAGCTCTTAAAATACTTAATGATGAACAGATAAAGGCTATCAAGGATAGTTTGAATAAAGGTGGAAGAAATGGAAAGCATTAATTGGACACAGGGGCAGATGCTTGAAGTCGTTTTAAAAGAACCAGACGATTTTCTAAAGGTACGAGAAACTCTATCTCGTATTGGTGTTGCTTCAAGAAAAGAAAAAATATTATATCAATCATGTCATATTCTACACAAACAGGGTAAGTACTTTATTGTACACTTTAAAGAACTGTTTGCATTAGATGGTAAACAAACTAACTTATCAGAAAATGATATTGCAAGACGCAACACAATCTCAAAATTATTAAAAGATTGGGGATTAGTGGAGATTCAGGCAGAACTAGAACCTATTGCTCCTCTTAGTCAGATTAAAATTATTTCATTCAAAGAAAAAGATGAATGGGCTCTTGAAACTAAATATAACATAGGCAAAAAGAGAGAAATTTAATTTTGGAACAATTCAAGTCATTTATTACAGAAGAAGAAAAACAGCAATCATATCGTTTTGTCATTATCTATAATGACCCAGAAAATATGACTGATGATTCTAAAGCAGAAGCTGAAGAAATGGCAGTTAACATGATAAAGTTTGGTAATGAACTTGGACTGAAAGGTTTTACATGTAGAATTGAAGATGCATACATATCTCACAAAAATGATAAAATGTATATACATGACATTGATGATAAAGAATTTTTGATAGATGAAAATACTTTAATATTCAACAGGTCTAAATCAAATGATTTTGCAAACTGGCAAGGTCTGATGTACGAACTAGAAAAATCAGGTGCTAATGTAATAAATTCACTTGATGTTCATATACTCTGTGCTGATAAATGGAAAACATACATCAATCTAAAAAAAGTTGGTGTTAAACAACCCAACTCTCTTTTGGTAAATAGTCCAGATAAAGTAGGTGATGTGTTTAAAAGACTGAAAACAAAATTTCCAATTATTCTAAAAACACAACTAGGTACAGGTGGTATCGGAGTTGTAAAAATTGAAAATGAAACACAACTACTTGCAACCTCACAACTTATTCATAGGTTGGGTCAAGAAAGAGGCATGTTAATACAAGAGTTTATTGAACTTGATTATGATATCAGAGTAATTGTTATTGCTGGTAAAATACATGGTGCAATGAAACGACCAACTCCAAAAGGGGATTTTAGAAGCAATGTGCATCAGGGGTCTGAACCAGAAAAAATTGAATTAACTAAACTTGAAGAAGATGAAATATATAAAACAATGAAGGCACTAACACCTAGAGGTGGTTGGGTAGGTGTTGATTTAATACCAGCAAAAGATAGAGAAAAAGAACGACCCTATTGCCTAGAAGTTAATTCTCAGCCAGGCACAGTAGGATACAACACAATAATAAAAGGGAACATTCTTGAGGATGTTCTTAAAACATATATGAATAGAGATAATTGGAAAAAGTATGAATAAATTTATAGTTGATGCATTAAGAAAAAAATATGAATATCAAATTGCTTTGAGTAAAGCAAATATAAAAAATTATAACGATGGCGAAACCCCTGCAAGTGGAAAGTATAACTACAGTAGTGCTGTAGATCCAGTTGGTGCTGAAATTGAAAAATTAAGCACTGCAAAAAATAATCTCAAAACTCTAAATTCAGAGTATCCAATAGATAAAAAACCTCAAATTCTTTCAGAATAACTCTTGACAATCCAGCAATAACTTGGTATAATGTAAGTAATGAATGAGAGCTCTAACGCCAGTATTCATTATTTAGCCCTAGGAGGGCATTATTATTATGTTAATTCCAACAATAAAATATGAAAAAAGAAACCCAACTATTCGTAAATTTCGTGACGAGATGTATCACAAAACAGAATGTTTACCAATAGGACAACGACTGCCAGTTAAATCAACAGACAATGAAAAAAGTGTCGGTATTATCAAAACACTACTTGATGGATTTGATATCGGTACGATTACAATAGTTAAACTTAATCGTAAACAAAGACGCGCTGCAGCAAAAGTGAAGTATGAATTTGAGAGCATTGATGGCGGCCATCGTAAGCGTTCTTTATGGGAGTATTTACAAGATGGCTTTAAAGTAGATGGAAAATTCTTTTCTGAACTTACCGATGAAAAAAAAGCTTCCTTTTTAGATACTGAGCTTTCATTTACTATTTACGATGAGCTTGATAC